ACCCACCACCAGGAGAACCGACATGACCACGCCCGCCGAAGAGCTGGCCAGGCTTCAGGGCCTGATCGACCGATGTGACCCCGAAGCCCTGATCGACCTTCTGGACGCGCGCCGAGAGCGGACCATCGCCCGCCTGCGTACCGCCCTCGGAGATCTGCGAGCGGACACCGAGGCCCGAGCGGCGGCGCACCAGAGGCTGGCCGACCGGATCGCCCGAGCGCGCCCCGCCTCGCCTGCTGTGTGAGCCCCGCCCCCGCACCCCACCCCAACCCACACCACGGAGACCCACGTGACCCCGTACTGGGAAGACCCCGACACCGGACTGCAGCTGTACTGCGGCGACATGCGGGACGTGCTCCCCGCCCTCGGCGTACAGGCCGACTGCCTCATCGTCGATCCGCCCTACGCCGAAACCCGCCTCGCCTGGGACCGCTGGCCCGACGGCTGGCTGAAGGTCGCCGCCGCCCACAGCAACTCGATGTGGTGCTTCGGCAGCCAGCGCATGTTCTTCGACCACCTCGACGAGTTCCGCGCCGATTGGACCCTCTCCCAGGACGTCATCGCCCACGACGGCGACGGGCCCGTGTACGGCGACGTGAACGTCGTCTGGGAGAAGCACAACGGCAGCGGCTTCGCCACCGACCGCTTCAAGCGCGTCCACGAACACGCCCTGCACTGGTACCGCGGCCCGTGGGGCAGCGCGCACCAGGCCGTCCCCGTCGAGAAGTCCGGGCGCCGCGGCGGCGGTGAAGGCGGCATGCGGGCCACGGCCACGGCGCGCGAACACACCGGGAAGATCGCCGCCAGGACGTGGGACGGCTCCGACGGCATCCGCTTGATGCGGTCGGTCATCAAGGTCCGCTCGATGCACGGCCGCGGCATCAACAAGACCGAGAAGCCTCTCGGCATCCTCGATCCGCTGATCAGTTATGGCTGCCCGCCCGGCGGTCTGGTCGTCGATCCGATGGCGGGCTCCTGTTCGGTGCTGGAGGCCGCTCGTCTGTCGGGGCGGCCCGCGATCGGCATCGAGGTCCGTGAGGACCAGTGCGAGGCCGCTGCGCGCCGCCTGTCCGCGCTGACCCTGCCCGTCTCGTGAACGCAGGCGACCCCCGCCGGGCGGAAACCGGCGGGGGCCTCGCCCCGGACCCTACCCACCGCCGTGCCGTCCTTGGGGCGGCCGGCACCCACCCCTGGAGCAGCAATGACCGACACCACCACCCCGCCGCCGATGGACCGTGCCGCCAAGGCTGAGGCGCTGCTGTTGCGCTTCACTGCCGAGGCCCACCGCCGCAAGTGGGACTACGACCGTGGTCTCGACGGCGACGGCGTGCCGTTGAAGTCCGAGGCGTTCGACGCGCTGCACCGGCTGGGCGAGGAGATGCGCGTCGAGCTGGAGAAGCTGCGCGCCCTGCCCGCTTCGGTTGTTGTGCCTGCCGCAGACCGGGCCGCGCTGAGGGACCGCATCGCCGACAAGCTGGCCACCGCCGACGGCTGGCAGTGGGCCCCGGGATTCAAGGCCGAGAGCCCCGCCTGGCGTGGCTACCAGGAGCGCGCCGACATGGTGCTGGCCGAACTGCCCGCGCCCGCAGACCGGGCCGCCGTGCTGGAGGAAGCCGCCGACACCGGGTTCCACATCCGGTACGGGGCGGCCATCGACTACGCCGAGCATTACGCGGCCCTGCTGCGCCGTATGGCCGTCGAGTCTGCCGCCGTGGATCGGGTGGCCGTCGACTGGTTCGCCGCCGCACGGTTCGTGGAGGCCATGAACGAAGCCTGCGACCAGAAGCCGTGCGAGGCGTGCACGACCCGGGAGGACGTGGCGAGCGAGTTGCGGCGGGTGGCCGCCGAGACACCACCAGCCGAGACGCACGCCGAGCTTCAGGTCTGGCCCCTCCAGCGGATCCTCACCGAAGTGCGCTGCGGCTCGCAGGACTGGCCGTGGGAGGAAGAGTGGGCCGACCTCGCCCGACGCCACGCCAAAACCGGCTACCTCGACCGATTGGAGGAGAAGATCCGCGAGAACGGCATCACGATGCCGGTGCTGATCGGCTCAGACGGCCGGCTGTGGGACGGGCACCACCGGGTGTGCATCGCGGTCCGGCTCGGTATCGGCTACGTGCCGGTGGAGGTCGTGCCGACCGACAACGAGCAGACCAACCCGGCACCCCCAGATCTGCGGTGCACCCACTGCGGCAAGCCCGTTCGCCTCATCACCGGGACCCTGAGCAAGTGGTGGGTGCACGAGCCGGGCGGCAACACGGTCTGCCACCCCGAGCACGCGGCCGCCAGCACCCGCGCCGAGCCCGGCGCGGGTGATCCGGCGCAGTCGGGCAACGACACCACGACGCCCGTCGGCTACAGCGGCAAGGGCCGCCTCTGGTGCCTCACCTGCCCCCATCCCGCCGACGAAGACCTCCCCGTCACCATCGCCGTCGTGCAAGTCGGGGAGCTGTGTGCGGGCTGCGGGCGGGACGTCGTCGAGATCGCGCGCGCCACCGAGCAGCAGCCCAAGGAGGTCTGACCGTGGCCTGGTTCCTGTACGCCGCGATCCTGGCCGCCGGGTACGCCCTCGGCCGCGCCCGGCTCGGGCACCGCGCTTCCGACTGGGCGAACTGGCGGCTCCACGACCGGTCCATCCGCCGTCACAGCGTCCGCTGGTGGGCTAGGTGGACTGTCCTGTCCGCCGAGAACATCGGCTGGCTGCTCGCCCACCCCGTCCAGGGCTGGCACGCGTGGAAGCACCGAAACGACCCGCCGCCGCCCCGGAGTCCGGCGCCGAAGATCCGGCGGATCGGCGAGGAGAAGCCGTCATGAAGGCCGCCGTACAGCCTGCCGATCACGACGTCGACGACTGGCTCGACGCCCTCGACAAGAACCCCGACCTACGCCTCCGCGACCTCAAAGGCCAGGGCGTCCCCACCATCGACCTCTACACCATGACCGACATCGAACCCGCAGGGGACTACCTGTGACTCAGCCCAGCGCCATGGCCGGGACAGACGGCACGTGAGCGGACCACCCGCCTGGATTGCGTGCGCGCTGGCCATCTCCCTGGCCGCCATCCCCATCTTCCTGACCGCGGCCGTGGTGTCCGCGCTCATCGACCGCACAGCGACCAAAGCGACCGAACTCGGAAGGACCCCCAGCCAGTGACCGATCAGACCCCGGAGGAGCAGCTGGAGCACTGGCGCCGTGAACTCGCCCGCGTCCTCAAAGCCGCCCCCGAACTGACCTGGGCCAACCTCATCGACTGGGCCGAGGAAGCCGAGCACTTCGCCCTCAAGGCATGCACCAAGTCCGGCCGGGCCCGCCTCGCCAGCCTGGAGAAGATCACCGACAAGGTCGAGGCGGAAGTCGCCCGCCTGACCCGCGAACTCGAGCAGGCCCGCCGGGTGAAGCTCGCCGAAGCGGAGCCACGCCTGGCCGCCATGGAGAAGCTCGCCGCGTCCTGGCAGAAGGAAGCCGAACGCGCCCGCAAGGAAACCGCGATGCCGGCCGACATGGCGGACGTCGCCGAGATGCGGATCTGGGACGCCCTCGAGCGCCCGCTGACCATGGCGGAAGTCACCGAGCACATCAAGATCCTGCGCGGCACCCGGCATCTCGCCGTCGAAGCCATCGAGATTGCCTCCGACACGTACAAGCACGCCAGGAAGCGCGTCACGGCCCTTCACGCGCCCGTTCAGCACATGGGCCGCACCTGGTGCGGCGAGTGCTCCGTACGACGCCGCACCGGCCCCAAGACCGACGAGTGGGTGGCATTCATCCCCCACCCCTGCCCGACCATCGAAGCGCTCGAGAACAAGGAGCCCACCACGTGACCGTGAAACACCACCCCGAGCCGATCCTCGACGAGCACTGGCAGGGCGAAGAACTGGCCGTCGACGACACGCACCGCTACCTGTGGCTGTGGCACGGATTCAACATCCGCCTCATCGCCGTACCCCACGACGACAACATGGGATACGACCACGGCTGGTGCTACCCCCGGGACCCCGCCGCGGTGAAGGAGGCCGTGGCCGAATGGAACCCCGACACCGAAGACGAACCCTCCGGCTGGCACAAGCGCCCCACCGTTCCCGTACGCCAGGCCCCGCACCGCGACCAGCAGCCCAACTACAACCGGCCCCGCTGCGTCCACGGCTGCTACGTCCACGACGGCTGCCGCACCATCGGCTGCCCTGACCAGGAGGGCGCGTGAGGCTCCGGGTGTCACGGCGGGAACTTGTGGCCCGCCTGGAGGCCGTGGAGGCGAAGCTGGCGCAGTGCCCGGCGCACCGTCTCGACGGGCAGGAGGCGATCAGCGTGGCCACGATCGGCCACCACACCTACGAAGGCCCCGGCCCCTGCCGGGCGGACATGTTCGGCGAGGCGTGCGGAGCGCACCGCGACGAGCACCAACTGATCGACGAGGACGACCTGCCGTGACCACCGACCCGCTGCCCGTCGACGACGGAGCCCTCGAGCCCAGCATGGAGCAGCGCCTGGCTGACTGGCTGGCACGCGAGTATGACTACCGAGGCATCGACGAACTGGAGAAGGAGGATCCTGAGCGGGCCCGCGAGCACCGGGACGCGGCCGCCTCCCTCCTCCCGTGGACCGCCGAGTGCCCCCGCGAGGAGCGGCGGGCCGCGTTCGGGCGCGGCTTCGACCGCGGCTTCGACAAGGGCAAGGAACGCCAGAAGGCCCGGACCGCCGCCGACATGCGGCGGATCGAGGCGGAGCTCGCCGAACTGCGGCAGGACCGCGACCCGGAAGGTCTGCGGGCTCGGATTCGTGAGCTGGAGTACGCGCTGCAGGGCTGGGACCGTTTCATGACCGGCCGCATCCGCGCCGGTGCCGCTCCGGATTGGCAAGCGCAGGCCGCCGAGTACCTCGCGCAGCTGGTCCAGGTGCAGCGCGAACTGGCGGTCCTGAAGGGCGTGCAACCGTCCCACACGCCCGGTGCCGACGGCCCGTTGTGACGGTCAGGCCGCCGTCTCCACGCCTAACGCACCGGCGATGCCCGCCCCTGCCACGTCCACCGTGGCAGGGGCGCTGTCGTCCACGAGTCGGTCCGGGGACAGTGCCCACTGGTACACCAGCTCCGGCAGCGTCCCCGCCCCCCACAAGCCCTTCAGCGCGGCCACCTCTTCCTCCAGCTTCCGCTTCGAGACGCCGATCCGGCGGGCGATCGCGGGCTGGCTGTGGCCGGCGGCCAGGTCGCGGAGGATCTCCCGCTGGCGGCGGGTCGTGCGCACCACCGCCCCTCCGCCTTCCCCGCCGGGCCCGGACACCGTGTCCACGGGCTCCTGACGGCTACGGCGGGGCCGCAGTTCACCGCACCACACGTCCGCGCGCCGCCACTCCCCGTCGAAGACCCGGCCGATCCACGCCGCCATCGCCCGGTCGGTGACATGCCAAGCCGAATGCGCGGGCGCTCCCTCCACCACGTAGTTGGAGATGAACGCGTGCCGCCGGTCGACGACGATCGCGCGCTCGAAGTGGCCGACCATGGTGCGGTATTCGGCGCCCTTCCCCGTCATCACCCGCGCGCCCTCCGCGGTCACCGAGTTGTCGCGGACCGTGTCCCGGTACAGCGTCCGCAGCCGCACGCCGCGGTCGAGCGCGGCGGTGTCCCGGTCGATCGCGAGCGCGAGGAGTGCGGCCGTACGGGGGCCGCCCGGCTGCGCGGCGAGGATCTCCACCTGGGCGCCGGCCACCACATCGTCGAGGCGGGCGTTCACCGTCGCCGGGTCGTCCAGGTATTCGGCGCCGCCACCTGCCCGCCACTGGGCGCCCGCGTAGTGGGTGCCGAGCTGGTCGGCGAGCGACGGCATCGCCGACATCGTCGCCAGCCGGTCCCGGGCCTCCTCCAACTCGCGGACGGCCTTGCGCTGCAGAGCGACCTGAGGGTCCAGCACGACCGGGGTGTCCGGACTGGCCGGGTCGAACCCGATCAGCCCCCACGCCGTCAGCTCCTCGAGGACTTCCCGCTTCACATCTGTGAGCGGCTCCTGACGGGCGATACACCCGTACGTGCGCAGCGCATCAGCCGTCAGAAACTGCCGGTCACTCACTGTTCTACCTGTGGCCAAGACTTGGGTCCCCCGAGACAAGCCAGAGATCAACTGCGGTTTCCCGCACCGCGTATACACGCACGTGCGAATCGCTTGAAAGCCCTTCCACCGTACGGCAGCGTAGCCGTGGGGCGTCCCCCGACGCTCGTACTTCACATCCTCCCCAACGCGCCCTCCGCGTCTACTGCCAGAGCCACACGACACGGACGGCACACGGGGATCGCAGCAGGATGAGAACGACGAGAGACGGGCCAGACGCCCCTTCACCTTTTCACCCACCAGCCGACCACCGAAGGACTCATGATGAAGCGACTCCGCCGTATCGCCGTCGCACTCGCCCTCGCCACAGCCGCCGGCACCGGCGCCCTCCTCGCCGACACCCTCGCCACAGCCTCGGTCGCCGACACCGCCTGGGGCGCCCCCGCCACCACCGACGCCGAGGCCGAGCCGGGCGCCCCCGACAGCCCGGTCGTCGTCACGGCCCTCGACACCGCCTGGGGCTGACACCCGCCAACGTGTAGCGCGCTTGACATTGACCGGTCGAGGCGAGAGTCTATGTGTAGCGCGCTACACACGGTGGCGCTGGGGAACGGGGAACCGCCATGCAGGCCACCATCGCCGACATCCGTCGAGGCGACCGCTTCACCTGGAACAACCGCGAGTGGATCGCCGTCTACGACGCCTACCCCGCCACCGCGGCCTACATCAACGACGACCGCTTCTACGTTCTCCCCGCCGTCCCCGCCACCAAGGCCAAAGAAGTCGACGGCGTCCACGAGATCACCACCGCCATCGGCGCAGACCTCGTCCTCCACACCGCCGAAGTCACCATCCACGAACGCGAGCTGCCCGTCCACACCCGGCAGGACGACGTCCGCGAGACCGCCCCGCTGGAGCACGCCGAGTCCGCCCTGACGTTCATCGTGGGCGCCCGCGAGGCCGCTCACCGGGCCGTGGAACAGCGCGACGAAGAGTTCAACGCCCGCGTCCGGCAGTTCCTCGCATCGGGCGGATCGGTCGCCGCCGTCGTGGAGAAGACCGGCCTGTCCCGCGCCCGGATCTACCAGATCCGCGACGGCCGCCGCTGAACGGGCGCTACGCTACTCGCAGTCGAGTCGGCTTCTCCGCGCCAGCGGAGGTGAACCATGGGCTGCCCCTGGGGCTCGACGAACCGCCGCACCCTCTCCGCGCGAGCGGAGGTAGACGGGCCCTCGGAGACGGGGGCCTTCGTCATGTCTACGCAGTTTCGATGCCGTCGCCCCGCTCCGCCCGGACTCGCGCAGATATATGCGGCCGATATCTATCCCTCTGGCTGGATTGTGGTGCAGGGTGGTGATCGCGGGATCCACTCCACCCCCGGGTGGAATCCCCTTCTCGGGCCCTGCCGCCGGTCGCCTGGCGGTGGGGCCCGCCGCACCTCCCGGCTTCCTCCCCACGGGAGGCCCTGCGGCTGCCCACCCGTCTCGGAAACACGAGAAGGGCCCGCCACCTGCCGAAGCAGATGACGGGCCCCTTGCCCCCCAGGCGGATCACCCACCGTACGCCTCACCCCCCATACCGGGGAAGCACCCGCGCCACACGCTCATACAGCGCCCGCGCCCGCTGCGGATCCCGGACCGTCGGCGCGGCCGCCAACGTCGGCACCAGGAACTCGGGGCCCAGCACATGCACCACCCCGTCCCACTGCGGCGCCCGCGCCTCCAGCCGGCCACCCCGTATCTGCGACCCGTGGACCACCAGAAGCGGCCACACCGCCCCCGCTGGCATCCCCAACGCCCGGGCAACGTGAGCCGCGTACGAGGCAACCGAGTTCACCTGCCCCTGCCGGTCCTCCACCCCGCAGTGCACCCGGCCCCGAAGCAGCACCGTCTCCCGTCGGGCGTGCCAGCGCTTCGTGTCCAGCACCACCACCGCCGTCCCGCACGGCGAAACCAGTACGTGGTCGAGGTTCGTGCGGGAACCGGGTAACCGCCGATCGTGCAGCACCCGCCAGCCCGAAGCCTCCAGCGGCCGGAGCATCGCCTTGGTGACGTCCTCGGCCTCCGCGCCGACCTCCCAGCGGGCCGCCTGAGCGTCCGCGCGCCGCGTGTGGGCGGTAACCCCCAGCCAGGACAGGACACGCCGCCACACACCCCGCCGGGCCCGCGCACGAATCGCCTCCGCCCGACGGGCCGCGCTGTTGTCGAACGTGGTCACCGGCCGACCCCCGTCTGCCGCAGCCACGCGCCCAACACCGCATGCAAATCAGCGACTTGCCCGCGGTCGAGCACGATGTCCTCGGAGTGCATCGACAGCCGCAGCCACGGCCACGGCGCCCCGTCCTCCGGCTCGTCGTCCCGACCGTCACGGGTGATGTGGGAAGGGACCTGCGCCAGCTGTACCGACCAACCCTCATCGCGTGCATCCTGCGCCGACGGCAGGACGTGGGATCCCTGGTAGGCGTACGGCGGGTTGTCCTCGAGATCGAAGATGGTCGCCCAGACGCTCACCGGTCCTCACCGCCCTCGTGCGGGCCGCTGACGGGGTCCAGGCCGAGCTCCGCCCGGATACGGCCCACCCGCTCCCGGTTGTGGGTACAGCAGTCGCACAGCGCCGCCACCTCGGCGCGGAGCCGGTCCAGCTTGGCCCGCAACGCCTCGGGGTCGTCGTCCTCCTTGCGATACCCGGGCGCCAGCATCCGCTCATACCGTGGGCGCCACGCCTCACACCGCGGGCACGTCACCGCCGTGCCCTCCGGCAGAGCCCCCTGCCTCATCGACTCCCCGCACAGCCCCGGACCGGTCGCCCACTCCTCAAACGCCGGCAGCCACGAGTACACGGCCAGGTGCACGCCGTCCGGATCATCGGAGATGATCGTGGCGCGTACGGGGCGTAGGTAGCGGCGGTCCTTGTCCAGCTCGGCCGTGTCGCTCACCGCTGGCCTCCTGCTGCGACGGCGGCCGCGATGGCGATCCAGCCGCGGTGCCAGGCCTGGTCGAGGAGCGGGCCGGCGCCCGGGTCCCGCTCGAGCCATCCGGAGTGCCCGGTCCGGCGGGCGAACCTGACGAGCCGCGTCGACGGGCCCTCCTCCCGCCACCGGCCACCCGACCGGTCGGCGACGTAGTGGGTGGCCGCGGACACCGCCAGCGCGCCGGCGATCCGCTTCCAGCCGAGTCCCAGCCCGAGCCCGCGGTCCGCGCAGGCGAGGGCGACCGCCTGGGTGGCCGTGTAGGAGGCGACGTGCCGCGCGCACGCGACCCTGCCCTCGTGTCCGTGGCCGCCCTTGGCGACCGCATCTCGGTCCTGCTGGACCCAGTAATCGGCGACCTCGTGGGAGGCCGTCAGAGCCGCGTACACGGCGGCGAACTGCGTTGCCTTGCTGGCCATTCAGTGCTCCTTGGTGGTGGTCTCGGTAGTCGTGTAGGCCGCCAGAAGTGCCTGCTCCTTGCGGTGCCGCGGCCGAGGCGTAGGAAGTCGGCGGCGTCGCCATGCGTGGGCGGTGTGCCGGGCGATTCGGTCCACCAGCTCGGCGGCCGCGCCGGCGACGAGGGCGAGCCCTATGACGGCGGCCGGTGGTATGTCCCAGCGGGCGGTGCACGCGTGCCAGACGTATGCGGCGAGGAGCCCGATCGTGGCGGGCAGGAGTATCCAGGAGGCCAGGGGCCGGATCGTGCGCATGAGCCCTCCACGGGTCGGGATGTGACTGTGGGTTACGCACCCCAGGGGTCTACTCACTGGTAGGCGTCTCGGGGGCGCGGATGCGGGATAGTTCGATCAAGAGAAACGGCGTTGGGTGGGCCACCAGCCCGCCGGACCGTCACGCAGAGTCGCGGTATCCCGAGTTCGCGCCCGCCGGAACCGTGATCTCGTCGAGGCTGAGCACACCCAGCCGCAGCGCGACCGCGACCGCCTGGGCTCGGTCGTTCACCCGAAGCTTCCGAAGGACCTTCTGCATCCGGGTCTTCACCGTCTCCTCACCGACGCCCAACGCCCGGCCGATCGCACGGTTGGTGTAGCCGTTCGCAGCGAGCAACAGCGCCTCGCGCTCCCGCCCGGTCAGGTACGTACGCGGCTCGACGGTCAGCGCCGCCGGGTAATCCCGGACGGGGGGCGCGGACGAGCCGGGCCCGGCGCCCGAAGGCGCCGGGCCCACCTGCACCGGGGCGCTCACGTGGCGGACTCCACCGGAGGGAAAATCTCGTTGGCGCGTCCGTCGGGGCAGGAAGGTTCGGTGTACGGCCAGCCGTGGGCCTGGCAGTGGCCGTGGTGGTCGAACCAGCATGGATCCGGGTCGGCCAGTTGCTTCACCAACTCCTCGAGTTTGGCGAAGCGCTCGTCCTGGTGTTCCTTCTCCCAGGCGTCCGTGTTGGTCTTGGATTCCACGGCCATCCGGCGCCCCTCGTCCACCCAGCGCTGGACGGTCTCCGGGCTGCCCGCGACGTGGCGCTCCAGCCAGTCCGTGTGCTCCTCCGGGTCCGGCCCGTCCTCGAACGGCCCCTGAAACCATGCGGCGATCTCGGCAGCCTTCTCCGGCGCGACTTCGTTCAGGGCGTGCAGGGCCCGGGCGAAGCCGGCGGCCATGGATCCGGCCGTGGCCTGCCAGCCCATCGCGGCCGGGTGCTTCGGCAACGGGGACACGCAGGTCCGGGTGTGGATCTCGCCCAGATCCACGAGCAGCGCCTCCGGGGTGGGCACGTCCGGACGGTCGTCGGTCCACTCGCCTCCCGGAGCCTCCCGGACCAGCAACACATCCGGTACACGCCAGCCCTTGTCCTTGTTCTCGAGCAGGTAGGCGCAGCCGCCGTCGCGGTCCTCGGCGGTGTCGTAGGTGATCACGTGGCCGTCGGTGCAGCGGATCCCGAACAGGCGGGCGTCCTCCCGACGTTTCCGCTCCTCGTCGACGTGCGCGTTGTGGAGGCCGCAGGCCCGCTCCGAGCCGACCAGCAGCCACCAGGACTCGACCTTGTCCTCGTTCTCCACGTACAGGGTCCGCAACGCGCCGAGATCGGCGGCGATGGCCTGAAGGTCGGGGGACTCGAAGTTCGGCCCGTAGTTCTCGGCGGCGTAGGTGAAGCCTTCGTTCTCGACCTTGGACACGAACGCTTCGAACTCCAGGAAGTCGAAGTCGGACCAGTCGGTCGGGTTCTGGATGCCGCTCATGCTGCGGGGGTCTCCTTGCGTCGGTTGCGGGTGTACGGGAGTCGGGCGGAGGGTCGCTGCAGGAGCCGGCGGACACCGGACCGCGGCGGAACGGGGCGCGGGGCCGGGTCGGTGGTGTCGGTGTCGGGGTGCCAGATCTGCACCCACACGCCCTCCGACCGCCACACGCAGATCACCCGGCCCGGGACGCTGTAGTCGAAGCCCGGCCGCTGGTCGCCGGGGCATCCGAGGATCAGCGGGTGCTCAGACGTGAACAGGCGCAGGCACCGGTCTGCGTCGGGGCCGACGATCTGCGCGGTGAGGACGGGTGAACCGTCGGGGCTGCGGCTGGTGGTCCAGCCGTCCGGGCGGGCCTTGGTACCTCGTTCCTCGGTGAAAAGGAGCCAAGCCCGGACGGCTTGCGCCTTCACGGCGTTCACGGCCGCGCGCTCGTTCAGCTCGAAGGTGCTGGTCACGTGCTTCCCTTCTCAGTGCTTCAGAATGGCCAGGAGGCGTCGCCGCCCCACCCGCCGGAGCCGGCGTCAGGTGTGCTGTCGGCCAGGGCCTGGCGCCACCGCTGTCGGTCCAGCCGTCGCTGCACGCGGAGCCAGCGCGGGCACTGGGTGCTGCGGCAGTCCGCGCACATCTCGTCGCCCGGGTCCTCCGGGTCGCCCACCGTGCCGGTCCAGTCGGTGTGCGCGTGATACCGGGCGGGCTCGGAGACGAGGCGCGCGGCACGGCGGGCAAGCATCCGCGCCTTGATCTGCGCCTCGGTCGGACGGGCCCACGAGTGCATCCCACGGCCCGCCATCCACTGGCGGCCGTGGCTGCCCTGCGCGCCGCCGCACCAGCGGCAACCCAACGGTGTCGGGGCCGTGCCGTTCGGCCAGCGGATGTGGCCGTGCAGCATGCCCGTCACGGTGTCCCGGCGGCCGTAGCCGAGGAGGTGCTTCGTCGGGTCGAGGGTGTTCGCCAGGCGTTCCTGCGCGGTGGGCAGTGCGGGCGTGGTCATACGGGTTCTCCGTGGTGGTCGGGTCGTGCGGGGGCCGCCGCCCCGCCCCCGCCAGATGAGGGGTGCAGGGGTCGGGACGGCGGCTCTTCGGCTGGCCGAGGGGGGCCAGCCGGGTTTGCCGCACCCGGGGAGGGGTGGGTGCGGCCGGAGGGCCCCCAAGGGGGCAGAGGCCCGGGTCTACAGGTCGTAGTGGTCGGACGCGTCGTCCGGATCGCCGTCGGGGCGGGTGCAGTTGGGGGCGTGGATGCCTGCGGCGAGTTCTTCTTGGGTGGCGGAGCAGTCGCAGGTCGGCACGGGCTTCCCCTTGGTGGGTAGTGGGGTGGATACCTGACCAACATATCCCATACTCCATTGCATCGCAATGGGTACGTGTCGACGGGAGGCGCAAGAAGAAGGGACCCGGCCACCAGGCCAGACCCCTTCTCACTTTCGCCGTCTTACGCCGCGTCCTCCAGGTGCTGAACCCTCCGCGGCTGCCGGATCGGCCCGCCGTACTGGGGGTAGCTGTTTCCCCGACAGATCGCACCGACAGCCGTCGAGTTCATCCCGAAGGACATACCCAGCTCCAGGTCGGTCGCCCCGCCCGCAGAGCGCTCGCGGATCTCGATGACCTCCTCCTCCGTGAGCATGCGGCCCTTCTGCAGGCCGAGGTCGGGAAACTCACGGCCGTGCCGGGTGTACCGCTTCCGCAGCCGGTTGATCCAGTTCTCGGTCGTCTTGTGCGGCCACCTACGCAGCACGTCGATGTCCGGGCACCTCATGCCGCGGGCCGCACACCGGCGGACCGCCTCGAGGAACTCCTCGTCGGACAAGCGGTCGACGCCGAAGCCATTCACGAAACGGCCCACGGCCACCCAGTCGAACGGATCGCCCTCCTCGACCGCGGTCTCGGGCACCAGGTCACGGACCGACCCACGATCCGCCCACGGGGGCACGATGGGCGCGCCATGCTCGTTGAAGTCCAGCCAGCCCAGCGCCTTTCCCACCGGCTGATCCGGATCGACCAAGCCCGCCAGCACCACGATCAGCGCGTTCTTCTCCGCCTCCGACAGGCCGGCCAGCGCTTCCCGCACGTCCTCCGGGCCGCCGTCGCCGTGGACCAGGACAGCCAGGTGCGCGGCCTTCGGCAGCATGCGCTCCACCATGTCGCCGCGCTGCTCAGCGTTCAACCCGCTCATGCTGCTGCCCCCGTCTCCATCACGCCCTGCCCCAGCCCCCGCGGCTGCCACGCCTTCTCCGCCCGCTCCACCGTCATCCGCGATACGTCCAGATGAGCGGCGATGTCCGCCCGCGTGGCCCCCAGCTCCTGCAGCCGCTCCACCACGTCCCGGCACTCGTCCCGGATCAGCTCCCAATCCCAGCGCGAGTCGCCACCATGCCGGCGTGGTCTGACCGGCGCCTTTCCGCCCAGCCACCACACCGCCAGCCGAACCGTCGCCGGAGACGCCTTCAGCCCGAACTCGGAGTCCAGGAAGGCCGCCATCCTGGCCGGCGTCGCGCCCTGGTAGCGCAGCGGGTACAGCACGTGCCGCCACCGCAGCGACGTGAGCTCCAGCGCCACGTCCATGTCCGGGGTGTCGCCGAGGAGGACCTCGCACCGCAGTGCCCGCCTCTGCTGGGCGGTCAGCCCTCCGGCCACGCCCCACCGGTAGCCGGACGGGCCCTCGACGCTGATCGTCGCCTTCAGGCAGGAGTCCACCACCGGGCACCGGTGGCAGTAGCCGCGCGCCCGGCGGGTGGGCCTGATGCCTTCGTCGTAGAAGGTGTCCGGGTCGGCTCCCCGGCAGATCGCCAGGCGGAGCCAGTCGGTGGGGGCGGGCGCGGCGTCTGTCCTGGCGCGGCGGCCGATGTGGCGGACGGTGGTGGTCATGCGGCTGCTCCGGTGAGGATGTAGAGGCGGATGGTGGCGCCGGGCTTGTCCAGGGCTTCGGGGTCCTCCCCCGGGTAGACCTTGCGGATCGTGAGCTCGGTGATCTGGGAGTCGTCCTTGATGACCCCGGACTCGGACAGGGAGTCCAGGCAGGCGCGGGCGTGGTGGTCGATGTCGGTGCTCGAGCGGGTGATCGGCCAGGTGCGGCGCCGCTTCGGGGCGGTCTTCGGCTTCGACACCGTGATCGTGATGACCGCGCGGGTGGGCACGTCCGCATACAGGCCGTGCTTCTGCTTCGGGATCTGGCAGACGGCGCAGGTCCCGGCCCAGTTGGTGAACCCGTGCGCGCCGGTGGCCTCGCGGGCGGCGGTGATGATGTCCTTCCGCCACGGCTTGAGCACCTTGGCGTTGCTGTGGACAGCGGGCCGGCCCTTCCCCATGAAGGACACGCGGCCTTGCCCGGCCGGGTCGCCGTACACGGTGATGTCGGCGACCTGCTGCCAGGTCACGCCGGGAATCGGATCGGGGGCGGTCATGGTCACGAGGTGAGGTCCTTCAGGGGTATGCCGCGGCGCAGGTGGGTCGCCTGGCCGGGCAGATGTCCGAGGTGGTGGAGGCCGCAGAAGCGGCATTCGTACGGGCGTAGCCGGTCCCCGCCCGTACGGCGTATCTGACGGGCCCGTCGTCGAGCGAGGGAGCGGCTGAAGTAGCGGACCTTCCCCAGGCACGAGGTCTCGTACTCGGTCATCGCGGCGCCGGGAACTCGTCGTGGGTGCGGCCGTCCAGCTCCCGGCCGGCTTTTTTCTTCCCGAGGCGGTACATGGCGGTGAGGGAGGCCCTGCCGTGATCGGCGCGGACGGCCTCGCCGTAGCGGGGGCCGTCGGGGTAGGCCAGGTCGCCGGGCTGGTAGACGGTGCCGTCGTCGGCGACGGTGATGCCGAGTCCGCGCCCGGTGGTGATGACCTTCCCGTTCTTGTCGACGGGCCAGTCGACGCCCCACTCGCCCCACTGCTTGAACAGGAAGGGCACTCCGGAGTGGGCGCACTGGTTGCGGATGGTGCGGAACCAGTTGGGGTGCGCGGGCCGCGCTTTCGGGCCGGACTCGCCTCCGGCGATGACCCAGTCGACGCGCGGGCCGGTGACGATGCTGTGCATGGTCATTCCGGTGCTGGTGGTGTGCTCCGGGCCGGGCCCGGGCCGTCCGTCGAGCCAGTAGGTGAGCTGGGGCCGGTGCCCCCTGTAGTCGCGCTTGCCCCACAGATCCACGGGCCCGATGAGCGGCTCGCACGACAGGAAGCGGACGGCGGCCGGGGTCTCGAGGAGGGCGGGGATGCGGATGTCGGCCCACTGCTGGTTCTCGACGCTGACGCCGAGCCAGACTCCGGGAAGCGGCCACGGCGCGACAGTGACGCGCTGCTCGGCGTCGGTGGGGAGGCCGGGGATACGGTCCGGGTTGGCCTGAGATACCGCCCACGCCATCTTGGAGCGGAAGTGCGTACCGGGTGCGTGCCCGGCTCCGCACCTGCACTCGTCGCGGAGGAGGGACCGCATCCGTGCGTGGCGCTTGGTCAGCAGTTGGTAGGAGTGCTGCGGCGTGAGCGCCATGACGGCGAACACCTTGGCGATGTACTCGTCGGGGACGTTCTTGTGGAACAGGTCGGACTGGCTGTTCACGAAGACCTTGACGGGCTTCTTCCAGGACAGGGGCTGGAGGAGTCGGTCCTCGAGGAGGTTGATTTGTCCGGTCCAGTCGACCCGTCCGTCGGCCTTGTGCGTGGTCCCGGTGAACGCGGCCGCGATGGCCGGCTGGGGGTTGCTTGTGCGGACGTGCGCGGTGGTGATCGCGTAGCACGCGTCGCAGCCGGGACTCACGCGGTCGCAACCGATGATCGGGGACCAGGTCTTGTCGGCCCACTCGATGCTGGTGTTGGTCGCCATCAGGCTGTCCTTTCCTGGTGCTCGGCGCGGAGTCGGTCGATGTGCTTGAGGAACGCGGCGGTCTCGAGCGGGGCGATGCGGGTGGCCTCGTCGAGGGCGGTCTGCCGGTCGTAGCGGTAGATCTGCTCGCGGGTGAGTTCTCCGCGCGGCACCCACCTGGTGCCGGTCCAGGCGTGCTCGTTGCCGGGGTTGTCGTTGAGGACGGCCCAGCCGTTGCCGTAGCCGTCCGTACGCCGCTTCACCCGCAGGTCGGCGCGCCCGGCGTAGGGGTGACCGGGGCACGGCACGCGGAACTCGGAGGCCTGCTCGAGCGCGGCGGAGAGGGCGGCGACGTAGCCGGGGGTGTGCTCAGGCATCGGACTGCTCCGGCAGGGCCGCGTCCTGGACCTTCTTGGTGCTGCCAGCGACGTGGTCGCACCGTCCGGAGATGCAGGGTTCCGCGCGGCGTACCCACTCCGCGTGGCCCACGAGTTCGTGCCTCCATCCCTCGCGCGCTTCGCGTCGACGGTCCGCAACCCGGGACGTGAACTCCTTGTGGGCGTCTTCTGCAAGTGGGCCGACGTACTCCTCCAGGACGCTGCCGGTGATGCAGCCGGCGGGGTTGATGCGGATCCAGAACTGGCGGGTCTTGGTGGTCACGGCTGGGGGTGCTCCTTCGGCTGGTCGGTGTCGGCTTCGGCGGTGCGGGTGGCGAGGCCGGTGTCGATGTCGTCGCGGGACAGGGGCTGGGTGTCGGCGGCGGAGGCGGTGGCCCGCTGGATGCCTTCGCGGAGCTGGAGGATGGCGGCCGGCTTCGGGGGCGTGGCGCCGTGGAGTCCGTCGCAGCGGTTGGTGGCGGCGCGGGCGGCGGCGAGGTCGCGGGCGGTGTGGATGAGGTGTTGGTGGGTGGCGCCGTGGCGGCAGGGGATGTGGGCGGTGAACTGGGGGGTTTGGTCGGTGGTGGCGTGGTGGGGGGTGTGGGTGAGGACGGTTCCGTTGTCGAGGTGGGCGGTGGGGCCGTTCCAGGCGCGGACGGGGATGGGGAGGCGGGCGGCGGCGGAGGCGAGGGCGGCGCGGATGGCGGCTTGTTCGTGGGCGCCCATGGGGCCGACGAAGACGCGCCTGCGTACGGGGAGCGGAGGCCGGAGGTCGACGTCCGCCGACTGGGCCTTGGCGGCCGGCCGGGTAGGCGTCTTCTTGGCCGTGGCCTTGCGGGCGGCGGGTGCCTTCTTCGCGGCGGTCTTGCGTGCGCTGCTGGTGGTGGTCCGGGCCATGGCCGGTCTCCGTCCTGCGGTTCGGGTGGTGTGGTGCGGTGCTGCTCCGGTGCTGGTGCTGACGAGGTGGGGGTGTGCCGTACGGCCCCGGACGTGGGGCCGTACGGGCGGGCTACCGCTTGTTGGGGGTCTCGCGGTGGCGGGTGTGGAGGGTGGAGGTCTCGCGGCCCTGCTTGCGGGCGAGCCAGGTCTGGGCGACCTCGGTCTCGGCGCCGATGCCGGCGATGTGGCTGTTGAAGATGCCGATGACGGTGTTGGCGTAGCCGATGAGGTACAGCTCGGCGGGGACGGAGCCGTGGGTGTCGGCGTCGAGCATGTCCTCGGCGCGCCGCTTGAGGGTGTGGACGTCCTCGCCGGCGCGGTGTTCGTCGTAGGCGTCGGCGACGCCGAGGGCGTAGAAGGGGTCGCGGGCGAAGGGGCTGACCGCGGTGGCGAGGGTCTGGATGGTCATGGCGGCGGGTGCCCCTTTCAGGCGGCGTTGGGGGTGTTGGTGGCCTGGTGGGCGGCGCGGAGGATGCAGCCGATGACCTCGGACATGCTGGGCGGTCGGGTGCAGCCGATGGGCGGGGTGCGGACCCAGTTGGAGACGTGCTCGATGACGTCGGGCTGGCCGTTGGTGTCGGGGACGGCGTAGTTGGTGATGGCGGCGGACACGGCCCGGATGGCGGCCATGGCCTGGAGGTTGGTCTCGATCAGGTCGAGGGCGTGGCCTTCGTCGGTGAAGAACTGGTCGGGGACGTTGAGGCGGTCGGGCATGTCGTAGGGGCCGGTGGCGAGGTAGATGGCGGCGCAGATGTCGAGGCGGCCGGTGTTGTGGTCGGCGAACTGGTCGCCGGTGTGGAGGCCGCGGTGGGTGATGATGTGGGCGGTCAGGCGGAGGATGTGCGTGGTGCTGCGCATAGGGGCTCCTGTGCGGGGTTGTGTCACCCGGCCGCGCAGAGGCGGGGTCGTGCGCGGCCGGGGAGCCAGTGGGTGGGTCAGTCCTCGGTGGGGGCCGGGTGCTGGTCGGCGCACGGGGGGCACTGCCGGATGGGCAGGTTGAAGCCGTGGGACTCGCGGATCGTGCGGGCGTCCGGGTCGGCGTTGTTGAAGATGACGGAGCAGACGCAGTCGCAGGAGCACTTGAGGACTTCGCCGCCGTACTCGATGGGGATGCCGGTGATGTGGGCGGCGGCGAGCATGAGGGCGTTGTAGGTGCCGGAGTCGATGGTGTCGTCGGCGAGTTCGTAGTAGCGGTCGAGGCGGGTCTGCTCGTCGAGGGTGAGGGCGCGGTAGTTGGCGGTGGTGGGCTGGGTGTGGGCGTGCGTCATCACGGCCATGGCGGCGCTCCAGGGGTGGGGTTGCTCCGTTAGGCCGCTGTGGGTGGGCCTGTCGGTGTCTGCACAACCACATTAACCCATACTCCATTGCGGAGCAATGGTTCTTAATGTGTGGGCATGAGAAAAGCCCCGACCCGCTCAGGGGTCAGGGCTTGTGTTCGGCTGGTGGCCGGCTCTCAGTGTCTGCCGCGCTCGCGGGCCTCGACCTCCCGGGCGTGGATCTCAAGGAGGTCGCTCCAGGAGGCGCAGTCGGCGCGCTGCACACGCTCCACCTGGATGCCGTGCTTCACGCACCAGCGTTTCAGGGTGCGGACGGTGGCCTCGTGGCCGGTCTCACGGAACAGCTCGGAGGCCTCGGTGAGGGTGACCAGGTCGGAGGCGGGCAGGTGGGGGCTGAGCGAGGTGACGGCCACGTGGCCTCCCATGTACGGCGGCCATCGTTCGCAGCTCCGGCGGCCGATACGGGTGGACCTTGGGGGAGGTCCCGGTGGTGGTGTGGTGCTGGTGGTGCTGAGTGAGACCCGCCTACCCCGGTTCAGGTTGCATGAACTCGAACAGAATTTTCGACCCGGTACTGGGCGGCGACGTGCACGTAGGCGAGGCGGGCGAGGCTGAAGGAGCTGGAGAGGCCGGCCTTGGTGGTGCAGCGGGTGTTGGTGCACACGGCGCGCTGTGCCTCGTGGACCCACATCAGGCCGAACGTGCGGCAGCCGGGGCACCGGTGAGGGCGGATCACCTTGGTGTCGCCCATGGCGATCGCGTGCTCGAGGCGCTGGCGGTAGACGATGGTGTCGCGGCGCTGCTGCTGGGCTGTGGGGGCGTTGGCGGTGTGCTCGCGGTACCAGTCGTAGACGGCTTCGACGCGGGCGGGGAGCGGTCCGGCGTCCGGGTTGACGGCGCGGGCGTGGGCGGCGACCTCGGCGACGGAGCGGTCGATGTGCTCGATGATGCCGGCCGGGTAGGGCAGGCCGGGCGCGACAGGGGTGGGTCGGGAGCCGGGGCCGGTGACGCAGTGCCCTTCGGGCCCGGTGACGGGGTGTTCGCGGAAGTGCCTGTCGAGGATGCGGAGGCGGTTCGATGCGGTGTCGTCGGTGTCTTCGCCAGCGGTGCTCATGGGCGTCCCCCGTCCCCTTGTGGCGGCCTCGGGGGCGCGGGGTGCCGGTGCGTGATCGTGCAGGGGCGCGCGCCGGAGGCCGGAGGTGTGTGCTCCGGGTGTTCCGGACGCCCCATGGTGGCACGTAAGTGGCCGAAGTTGTACTGATTGTGTCTGATGATCAGCGCAATGTGATGTGCCTGAACGTTCAACGAATCCAGTTACTTCGGGTAAGACTCGGGCATATTCACCCCACCGCACGGGGGACGTCCAGCAGACCGCGGAGCATCGCGTCCAACTCCCCCCGCTGACCTGCGTCCACGACCCCCTCCTCCACCGCGCCCTCGAGCATTCCCCGCACGATCGTCAGCGTCAGCGCGTACACCTCCGCCGTCTCATCCTCGGTCAGGGAATGGCCCAGCTCGTTGAACATCTCCTCGATGTGCTCGGCGAGGAGCTCCGGCGAACTACTGCCCCCCGGACCGGGCTCAGGGCCCTCGTTCATGTGCGGCCCCCGTCCTGCCTGCCTGCGGACTCGGTCATGGAGGGGGATTACGGCCGCGCCACCCGCCGTGTTCATCACGACGGCGGGGGTGGGGGCGGGCTCTGCTGCGGACATCGGGGCGTCTCCGCTCCTCCGGCAGATCGGGAAGGTGGTCGTACGCCCAAGGGGAACCCTCGCTCAGGCCTGTGGTCTACGCCAGCGGCTGCCAGTCCGCGTGCGCAGACCGCCACTGTGACACCAGCAAGGGCATGTTGGTAAGGCAAGGGCAACTTTTGGCGCTACCTATAACCGCCCGGTGTACAGATCCGGCCGACCTCGTCACACCGGGCAACCACCAGCGGTTTTCGTTGAACATGAGTCAGCCCCCAGCAAGGGACAACGCACGGGGAGCGGAGTTTGCCGACAACGCGACCGTGCCCTTGCGGGGGCTCTCGAGACCTCACGAGCGCATGCCCGTCAGATGACGGCAGTCTAGCCAGACAACTCGTCACGCGGGCAGAAGCCGGAGAACCTCCCGGTCCACACCGTCCGGACGGTTCGCAGCGGCGCGGGCAGTGCAGGCGGCCGCGCTGGGCCGGAGGGCGGGCGGTGGAGGGCTGCGAACCACCGGCGCCCGGTCCCCCGGCCCGGCGGCCGCCCGCCCACGTGGGGGGTGGCACCTGTCACCCAACCCCGCATAAATGCACGAACGGAACCCACGCGCACAGAGATCACCCGGTTGAGTGATGAAAAACCGCAGCCAACCGGGGCGAACACGACTGGAATTCGTTGGGCACGAAGAACGGTCCGGCTCCCCCGCCGTCACGGATGGGAGCCGGACCGCCAGCCCCGCGCGCCCTATCGGCGCCTGCCTGCCGCCGGGAGCTGAGGCAGGAACTCGTCCAGGACCGCGTTCAGGAAGTCGCTGCGGCTGGGGAACCCGTACGCCTGGCTGAAGGCGTCGTAGTTGGCCAGCTCCTGCTCCGACGGACGGAACGACTGCTGCCCTGAGTCCTTCAGACGCCCGCGTACGGCGCGCCGGCCGACGACCTCGCCGAGCATGCCGTCCTCGTCGTAGTCCTCCTCGTCGACCGCGTTGTGCTGCTGGTACACGTCCCCGAGGAGCTTGCCGAACAGGCTGTTGCGCTTGCAGTACAGGAACGCCCGCCGCACCACGAGCGCGTTGGACGGCTCCTTGTCCCCGGCCATCTTCTTGGACAGCTGGTAGTGGGCGAATCGCTCACGCACGCTGTGGCTGACCATGACGGTGCACTGGGTGGCTCGGGCGCCCGCGGGGCCGAGAGTGGGCACCTGCACCTGGTCGATCTGGACGTCACTGCGGTAGGCGAGCGGTACGGGCCGATGCGTGGCCGGAGGCCCGGCGACGGCCCGTACCGCAACCTCCTGGGAGCTCCCCTCGTGTTCCTCCTGCTGCGCTGGCTCGGGCTGTTCTGGCCCGCGTTCGGCCCTCGGCGGCGGGGCGACCGTCTTCGGCGTCTCGACGACAGGCACGGGAGCCGGCGCGGGGACGACCGCCTCCTCCGTCTGTGCCGACTCCACCCTTCGAGCCGGGCCGGGACCGGGAGGGGCCTCCACCACCGACGGGACGGGCACCGCTGAGGCGGCCTCCTCCGGCTGCGTCTCCGCAGGCGGCGTGGGGCTGGTTGTCGCGCCGGGGGCAGCGTCGTTGGACTGTCCGCGGCGGCGGCGCCGGTTACCGAGAGCGGAGTTGGCGAAGGAGGCCAGCGCGTCCTGGTCCGGCAGCTCGGCGTTCACGTCCGTCGCCTTGCTCGAGCTCACGCTTCCTCACCGGCCTCCGCCTGGGCGCGGCGCGCGGTCATCTCCTGCAGCACCTCGACCGTCAGCGACTGGTAGTCGCCGGCCAGCGCCTTCATCGACTTCACCAGCGGTGGCGGCAACTCCTTCGACGCGCGGAGTTCCTGCGGCACCTTGCCGCGGAGGCGGGCCTCGACGGCTGCGGCCTCGACGTGCCGGATGGTCTGCTCGAACAGAGGGGCCGCGCCCTGGAGGTCTTCCTCGAGGTGCTCGCGGATCTTCTCCTGGACCTTGGTGGCAGAGCTGTTCGTCGCGAACAGGACGACGCCGAGGAGTTGGAGGACGTCGTTGATCTGGCTGGCGGTGCCGAAGCGCTTGGCGACGGCGCGCAGGCCCTTGCGGGAGGAGGGGTCGGACTTGGAGGGGATGAGGACGTAGTCGGAGGCCACGAGCGCGGCGAGCTGGAGGACGTCGGAGCCGGGGGCGACGTCGAGGATGATGACGTCGTAGTCGTCGCGTACCTGGTCGATGGCGGCCGCGTAGATGCCCATCCACGCGTCACGGTCGTCGGGGTCGGCGATCTGCTTGGAGGCACGACGCTGGCAGTACAGCTCTTCGATGATCTCTTCGAGCTGTTCGCCGCCCGGGACGACGTGCAGGCCTGGGCGCGCCTGCCCGGTCGGGGTGAGGGGCTTGCCCTCGAGGATGGCTGCCGTCTGGGCGGCGCCCTTGTCGTTCATCGCCGAGTTGGAGATGCCGAGGTCTTCGCAGTTGTTGCCCTGTTCGTCCAGCTCCATCAGCAGGACGTCTTTGCCGAGCTTGGACAGGGCAACACCGAAGGCGGACGAGAGGGAGGACTTGCCGACGCCTCCCTTGCCGTTGACGACGGCGATGACCTTGGGTTCGTGCTGGCCGGAGTCGATGAGGGTGTAGCGGCGATCGAGGCTGCGCTTCACCCCCTCCAGGTTCATCAGGCTGATGGGGACTTGCAGTGTGCTCACGGATGCGCCTTCCTGCCGGGTCTGGGTGAGGTCTCGGCGCACGACCCTATATGGCGATCATGCTCGGCCTGTGGAGACCCGGGCGGAAGAGCGGTAAGCGCTGCTATGGGGCGTGGTAGCTAGCGGGCCTTATGGCGTGACCACTAGCGCGCTATATAGGACGCCCCATAGCCCCATTGCTAGCCCTTTACCTAGCGTGGTTCACGGCTCGTCGATGTCCGCGTCCTCGTCGAGGAAGTCGTCCTCGGTGTCGTCGGGCCATTCGGGCTCGATGAAAAGTCCAGCGTAGGGCGGCTTCTCCAGCGTGGGCATGAGCAGGCTCCTTGCGTACGGTCAGACGGTGGTCGGCTGCGGGGTCTTGAGGGCGAGGATGTGCTTGTCGAGCATCGCGCACTCCACCTCGATGGCGTACCTGTCGCGGCGCTCAGTGTCGGTCAGGTCTGGGTGGGCGAAGTACCAGTCCATGGTGTGCGCCCAGCAGTCCCCGCCCATGGGGTGGTAGTCGGCGTGGAGGAGGCACATGCCGAGGGTGGCGCTGTGGTCCAAGAGGGGTGCCTCCGTTCAGGCCGCGGTCGGCCGGTAGTTGTGGCGAGCGCGGTCACGCGCGCAGTCGGCTGCGATACGGGCGCAGGCGAGCTGCACCCACTGATCGTTCTCGACCGCCGTGTGGGGCACGTCGACGGAGGACCCGAACACCTCGTCGCCCTTCCACGAGTGGTTACGGAAGGAAATGCCCGCCTTGCTGGACCAGTCGACGACCCAGCGCTCGGTCTTCCGTCCGCGTTGGCGGCCGGTGGTCCACTTCTCCAGGCTGAGCCGGACGTCGTGGACGGTGCCGTCGGGCATGCACACCCGCCCGTCGACGGGCTCGCCCTGGGGCTCCCGTACGACGGTGCGCTTGCCGAGCAGGTAGTGGCGGGGGTCGACTCGAAGGGATCCGGACATCCACCACGGGTCGCTCGCGCGGGACTCGTCGCGGCGCGCCCACAGCTGCCAGTACAGGCAGCCGTGGTGGATGCTGACCTCGATGACGCGGGAGTCGTAGCCGGTCGGGTTGAGGCGGCGCTGCAGCCACCGGCCGTGGTTCTCGGTGTGGAGGTAGAGGGCGCCGAGCGGCCCGAGGCACAGGTTGCCGCTGAGGACGTGCTCGCTGCCCGGGTTGCCCACCTTGAAGCCGATGCCCAGGTTGCTGGAGACGCGGCCGCCAATCACGAGCTGCCCGCCCACGGTGCCCGTCAAGCTGGCCGGCCACGGGCCGGGGTTCTGGAGGAGGTAGTGCGGGTTTTTGTGCCCGTCGTGCGGGCCGACGTATCGGTCACCGATGTCGGAGACGGCGGGGTCGAGACGGCCCTGCGGGTCGGTGCGGGTGCCGCAGCGGTCGCACGCCACCCACCGGCTGGGCTTCAGGTCGCCGATGCCCTTGGTGCCGTCCACGACCGGCTTGTGCCCGAGCAGGCGGCACAGGGCGACGATGCGGGGGATGTCGTGCACCCAGAACCCGCGGTTCAGGAGGCCGCGTTCGCCGCGGTCCTTGCTGTAGTCGATGCTGTAGAGGCGCATACGGGCTCCCAGGCGCAGCGATGGGGGTGGTTGCTGCGCTCAGGCTCCCTTGGATTCGCCGGAGTGTTCCCCTGGCTCATGCGACGTCGAAGGCGCGGCGGGGCTGGGTGAGTCCGGCGGCCTCACGGTGCTTGTAGGCGAGGGCTGCGGCACGCGATGCCTCGGAGCTGCCGTGGGTGGGCCCGGCGAGGCGCTCGAGGCGTTCGCGTTCGGCCAGGTACTCGGCGTGCTCGCTCTCGGGTAGCCGCTTGGCGCGCAGGGCCTGGTCCTGCCGCTGGATGGCCTCCACGGTGTACGGGTCGGCTGGCTCCCGGGATGGCCGGTGGGCGAGGGTGAGCTCGAGGGCGGTCCGGTATCCGTCGGAGGCGGTCTCCCGCGTCCGCACCGGTGCCGGGGCGGACGGCTGACCGGGCGCTCGGGGGCCGGTCTCGTCGCGCGCGGCCGAGGTGTCGCCAGGGGCGAGGATCCGCAGGGCGCGAACTGCGCGGTTGCCGGTCTTCTCCCGGATGCGGCGCAGGATCTGGGGCTGGAAGAGTCTCAGCTGGGTGGCGTACGCGTCAGAGACGGGCTTGAGGTGGAGGACGCCGGTGTCGTGCTCCAGCCGTACGGCCGCGACCTTGCCGACGAGTTCGGGGGCGATGGCCGGCCACTGGTCGAGAACGCTGCCGCCCTCCTCCGGGGGTTCCCAACCGCGTTCGGTCATCATGCCGGTGATGGCGGAGCCCAGGGCGAGCGGGTCCCGGCCGCCGGTGCGCGCGACCCGGCGGGTGCGGCTGGTCTTCACCGGCTGGACAGGTCGAGTCTTGGCGGCCGCGCGGGCGGCAGCGAGAGCCGCTCGGGCGAGGTCGATGCCGGACTCGGCGGGTGGGGTGTCGGTCATGAGGGGCTCCCGTTGAGGAAGGCGAGGATGTCGGCTTCGGCGTTCCAGGTGGTGGTGTCGGCGCCGGAGAGGTCGTCGTGTCCGCGAGCGCGCATCGTCTGCTGGTAGCGGGTGATGCCTTGCCGGAGGGCGGCCATGACGTCGAGCTGCTGGCCGATGCGGGCGGTGAACGCACCGGGGGTGGGGTTCTCCAGCTCGTACTGGTCTCGGGCGGCCTCGTAGCGGTCGGCGCGCTGCTGGCGGTCGGCGAGGACAGTGCGGATGTAGTTCGCCGGGGCGTTCGGCCGCCAGCGGGTGCCGTCGCACAGGCCGTTCAGGAAGCCGGCGATGCCGTACGCGTCGAGGCCCCGGTCGATGAGCGGGCGCAGCGCGAACGCCAGCCGGCGAAGGCCTTCGCGCTGGGTCCAGTTGACGAGGGGGCGTACCTGGCGGGCGATGCGGATGTCCTCGGCGACCTGGAGGGCGTGCCTGCCGGTCCCCTTGCCGCTGCTGCGGTTGTTGGTCGACTTCTGGGTGGGGATGGATGCGCTGTCTCGGCTCGCGCGCTCGCGCGAGGTGTAGTTCTCTTCCCCCCCATCTACCTTCAGCTTTCCCTCTTCCTTCTCCACAGTGAGGGAAGGGGGCTCAAGGCCCTCAGGGTCAGAGTTGTCCACAGCCCGGTTATCCACAGGGGCCGCTCCCGCCTGGGCGGAGTCCGAGGAGGCGGAAGGGGAGGGGGCTCGGCGGCCGCGCACGTCCACCACGATCCGCGCCGCATACCCGGAGCCGACGACTGTGTGGCCCATCGCCTCGTCGTACACGGGCGGGATGACGGCCGCGTACACCGTGGCGGTCGCCGCGTAGCCCTTGATGCCGAGGAGGCGGCGGATGTTCGCGCGGGTCCCGTGCTGCGCCCAGGCCAGCGCGCCCAGCTCCCGCAGATACGAGACGTGCCGCTTCACCGTGGCGCGCGACAGGCCGAGCCGGGCCGCCATCTCCTCGAGGCAGTACCGGACGTGTCCGGTCGTGTAGTCCATGCGGTCGGCGAGGTCCTCGGCGACGCGGAGCGTGGTGGCGGTCGCCCGCGGGTGGTGGCCGGCTGCGATCAGCCACTCCACGGCGCGACGCCACCGACGCGGCCCGCTCCGCCGTGACGCGGTGTGAGCCACCTCCTGGCAGGAGCCGTGCACGAGGGCGAACCGGACGCCACTGTAATCGCTCGCACGTTCGAATTCGAGGTCAGGGCCCTGTCCGGGGTGAGGAACCTGGGGGCACCCGGTGTCACCCGAGTAGGGGGAGATAAGCCGCGAATCGCCCTGTGCGGGGACGCGAAGCTGACAACTAGCCGTGCGCTGAGGCACTATGTACCTGCCGTCCTGCGGACACAACAAAGCCCGCCTGGTGGTGAGGGTGGTTCCGTCCAGAACCTGTAGGTCGCTCGAACACTCGGGCCCGGTCGCCAAACCGGATCTGAGATTCGGGCCTTAGCTCCGAGAGCCAACTCGGAGCCGTGGTACGAGGCCGCGCACGGTGCGCCAACACCAGCGGCCAGCGGTTGAGGGTGAAGCCCCCGCCAAGGGGCTCAGGAACCTCCCGCTAGGAAGTCGCTACGTCACTTGATCTCCCTTACTGGGTGAGGTCTGTTCTGCCTCGCGGTACGAGGCAAGTTGGTGCTCCGCGATCCGGGCCATCTGCTGGCTCAGGCGGAGCGCGTCATCGGCCGGGACCTGAACTTCCACCTCACGGCCGACCGCCTGCTTCGTACCGTCGGTGATCTGAACGGTGAAGCACACGTGATGGTGACGGCGCGCGGCCTCCCGAAGAGTGGCCACATCGTCCGTGGCGGGCAGAGGGCCGGTGGAGAAGGTACGCGGGAACGTGAAACTGGTGACTTTGCCCAGCAACCGACGCCTCAGCGAGGGACGCATCTTCTGGTGCATGTTCAGCAGAGCAACGGCCGTGCTGACGACCTCGCGGACATCCTCCACTGAAGCGCCGGACGTCAGAAGTTCCTGAACCTGGCGTAGCACGGTCTCCGCAAGAACGGTGGGCGAGGCAGCAAGGACGTCCCCGTATGGGTTGCTCTCATTGTCGGGGCTCATCGCTCGCCTCCCGTCCGGGATGCCTTGGCGCGGGCGTGTTCGTAGCGCTGGCGGGCGGCGATGAACTCAGCGTCGGTGCCGCCTCGGTCGGGGTGTGCGTCGGCCATCGCCTTCCGCAGCTCCGGCAGCGACGGCGGCTTGGGCTGGTGCGGGATGTCCGGCTCGGTCAGGTACAGGGTTCGTGCGGCGGGCCGGTAGAAGATCTCGCCGTTGGCCTCGATTCGTTGGCGGTCGACGAACGCGGTCCTGCCTCGGAAGGTGATGTAGATCCGCTTGGCGGTCTTCCGGGTGATCTTGTGGCGGTGGATCTCCCAGTGGCCGAGGGGTCCGTCGTCCCAGTTGGCGTCCCACAGCTCGTAGAGGTACTCGGTGGCGGTGATCTCGTTCATCGCTCGCCTTCCGTCCAGCCGTAGCCCTCGGCGAGAAGTTGAACCACCGGGCAGGTGTCGGCGTGGCCGAACTGAGTCCACTCGTCCAGGTAGTCCGTCTCATCTTTGGCAGGGCAGGAGTGCATGCGGCCCGCGTGCAGTTCCAGCAGATTCCGGTCGGCGGCGCAGCGGCGCAGGGCCGACGCCGGATCGTTCATCGTGATGTGGTTGGCCTCGTCGGACCACGTGAACTTGACCCGCAGCGTGCCTGTGTCGTCGCCGTCCCGGATCTCACCGCCAGCCGTCAGAACCCAACGGGCCGGGGTCGCGCCCTTGCTGAGCGAGATGCGCGCCTTCACATCCAGGGTCTTGAGGGCCGCAGTCTCGCGCGCGGTGATGGCGTTGCTCAGCCAGGCGAGGACATCCTCGCCCTGGGCGGTCACGCGACTGAGCGGGTAGTGGGGACAGTGGCCGAAACGCTCGACACCGGTGTGATCGTCACGGCGGAGATTCGGGTCTCACTGTCTGATCCGGGGAACCCCCGGGTACGCTTGGCCATGTCGGCACCTTCGTCGGAGTTGTGTGTCGGCCCGGCCCCGTACCCGGTGTTACCAGCACCAGGACCACTGCGGGGCCGTTCCATTGTCTTGTAGGCCAGCACCCCACCTGAGTGGTCGTCTGGCGCAGGCCCCAGCCTACCGTTTGAGCCGGTCATCTGTCCCGTGCCTCCCAACTCGTGTCGTTCGTACGACTGATCACACCGCTTCAGTGCTCCCGCTCGAGACGGCCGTCCGCCGGATGCACCGACGCCGCCCGCTCGACAACCCGCAGGGCCCGGCCCGTTGTCCCCGCCATCGCATGGAACCCGGCCCCCTCGAACTCGGCCCGCAGCTTCGCCAACGCCGCCGGATCCGCCCGGGAGGCGAAGTACAAGCCGGCCGCCCGCCACGTCACCGCGCACGCCCGCTCCCACACCGCCTGCACCAACTCCGGATCCCCCTCCGGGAACAGATCCCGAGGCAGACGGTCCACACGCCCCGCAGTGTCGAGCTCGGCGCCGGCCATCAGACCCGCGATGTACTGCGCGGTCGACACATGCCGCCCCGCGAGCACCAGGTCCGCCTGCCCCACGTCGACCGCGGACTCCTGGGCGGAGAACGGGGCGGGGGTGGGGGTGGCCGTGGTGTCGGTCATCTGGACTCCTTGGTGGGTGGGGCGTCGTGGCAGATACAGGGGCAGTCGGTCTCGCCGTCCTCGCAGCAGGCGATCCAGACCAGGGACACGGAGTGCCCGCAGGGCCTCACAGGTCGCGGCGGATCCGGGTCCAGGCCGGGCCCGTCCTGGTTCACGCGACGGCCCCCAGACGCACGGTGGACGGGTACAGAGCGACAATCGACCGCGCGGGCGGCGCGGGCTCGAGGACGTCGTCCAGCGACAGCTGCCCGGTCCCCTCCCAGAACGCGGCCTCGGCGCGCGCCCGCGAACTCCCCCGAGCGGCACGCCCGCGGATACGGGGCGGCGGCGGGGGCACCGCGGGCACCGTGCCGTCGTCGTCGACCACCATGGTCGCGTCGAGCAGACCCCGCTCCACGGCCGCCCGCAGCAGATCCCGCCGGGTCGCGTGCGCCCGGTCCAGACTGAACTGGGTCACCATCCGCGAGCGCTGCCAAGACGCGGTCCGCAAGTCCACCCCGGCCGCCCGCGCCACGTCCCACGGATCTGTGTGCACGGCGAGCGCCTGGAGGACATCCTGCTTCTGATCGGTCCGCAGGTGCTCGGTCGGGGCTGCGGCCGCCACCTCGTGCCGGTGGTCGATGAACGCCCGGTGCCGCTCCAACGCAGTACGGCCACCCCACACTCCCCGAGGCTCCGCCAACCGCGCCGTCTCACCCTTCCCGACCACACTGGACGCGTACGCGTCGCACAACTCCCGCACCGGACAGACCCCGCACACCCTTTTCGCGGCCTCCTCCCGGGCCCGCCGCGCCTTCCCGCCCTCACCACCGTCCACGTCCGGCTCGTGCCACGCATCCAGCGACAGCTCCAAGTCCCCAGCCGCCCGGCGCGGGTTGTCCGGATCCGGGGCACACCCCCGGTACCGGTAGAACGGATGCTCAGTCCACGCCTGGTAGGCGGCCTGCGGATCGGTCCCGGTCATTCTGGACCCCCTTCACAATCATCAAAGTCCCCACCGAACGGGCGGGCTTGGTGGGTGGCGAGCGCCTCGTCGAGCACCAGATCGGCCTCGTCGAGAACTCCGTGCACGGCGCCCTGCCGGGCGACCAGCACACTGACCCGGGTACGGAAGGCGTCCAGGTCACGGTGAAGACACCCGGCTGTTAGCCGGGCCGCGGCACGCTCACGAGCGAGCGTCCGCTGCAGCGCGCGCCGCCGGTGATACTCGGCAGCCGCACATGCAAGGCCGGCGGCGAGGGCCACGGCCAGAGGAACGTTCACGACCTTCACCTCCGGAAGGCAACACAGAGAGCAGGGAGACGGGGAGACAGCCCGGGACGCCCCAGGCGGCCAGCAGGGCTGGGTCAGGGGCGGGTCAGCGAGTTGATCTCACTCGCCCGCTCCACCGCCCGACGCCCCACCTCATCCGAGGACTCCTCGACGGGCTGGAAGGAAGAGGGATGCCGCTTCTCCCACCACGCGAACACCGCGCACCCGAGACCGGACAGCACCAGCACGGCGGGGATCAGCAGCCGCAACACATCGGCCTGAGACATGACGAAACCTTTCGACGAGAGACACAGAGACGAACCAGACGAGACGACGGACGACGACAGGGGACGGTCACCAGGGACGGCGGGCCCGCCAGTAACGGCGCTCCGCCAGATCCCCCAGCAACTCCCGCCCCAGGAACACCGCGCAGGCGCCCCCGGCAGCCGCCCACCACCACTCGCCACGCACCGCACACCCCACCGCCGACACGGCACACAGCACGAGCAGAAACACACCGAACGCGATCGACGCACGACTGGGCGGCATGAACAGTCCTTCCAGGAGCAGGGGGAACAGGCACGCGCGCGAGGGCCGGACAAACCGGTCCCTGCGCGCGCGTCGGTGGGGCGACGTGACGTGGGGGTGAGATCAGGCGGCGGAGCTGATGTCGTTCGCCGTGTGCATTGAGAGGCCGAAGGCGGTGGCGGCGACGTGCTGGGCCAGGAGGGGCGGTACGGCGTTGCCGATCTGTTCGAACTGCTTGGTCCGACTGCCCTGCCACGGGTGGTCGTGGGGGAAGGACTGGAGGACGGCCGCGTCCTGGACGGAGAGGCGGATGGTGTCGCGGCGTCCGCCGCGGTAGGCGGGCAGGTCTTCGGCGGGGACGATGCGGGTGCAGTTGATCCAGCGGCCCGCGTCCCGTTCTCCGTAGAGGGTGGCGCGGGCGCCGGATCCGCCGACGCAGGAGGGGTCGGGTCCACCGGCTGCGGTGCCGACTGCGATGGTGAGGGCGGGGCGGGCGGTCATTCCCCAGCCGATGGCTTGGGCCATCGTCACCCAGGGCAGGAGCCCCAACTCGCCTTGCCCTTGTGGGGTGTCCTTGCGGTAGCGCTGGTGCGTGGGCTCCGGCAGTCGTGCGTGGTCGTCCAGGGAGGCTACGAGGAACGCCCGTGTGCGGGTCTGCGGGACGCCGTATTGCTCGGCGGACAGGCGGCCGGTGGCGACGCTGTAGCCCTCCGCGCGTAGGATCTCGGCGAACGCCTCCCATACGGGCAGGACGGTCGGTACCTGCTCCAGCATCACCGTTCGGTACGGGCGGCCTTGATCCATCGCGTCTAGGGCCCAGCGCAGCGGTTCCAGTACGAGGCCAGTCCTTTCGTCGTCGAAGTCCTTCAGGGCCAGTGCGATGCTCTGCCGGGACGCCAGCATCTGAGCCAGGTCCAGGACGGTGTCCAGGGCGGCCCGGCCCCGGCCCTTCCCGCCGACCGAGTACGGCTGGCAGGGGGGAGATCCACCGATGTCGGTGGCCTCGGGGAAGTCGGAGGGTTGGAAGTCCCTCACGTCGCCCTCTACCGTCGGCAGGCCTACCGCGCGGCGGGTCTCGCAGGCCGCGCGGTCCCGCTCAATGCCGATCACGTCGAGCCCGAGGCGGGTGGCTCCGAGGTCCCAGCCGCCCGGGCCGGCGAACAGGTCGACGATGACGCGGTCGCCCGCCGTCATGCCGCCACCCGCCACTCCCGGACGCGGACTCCGCTGGCCGTGGCCACGATGTGCGCGGCCAGCAGAGGCGGGACAGCGTTTCCGACCTGCTCGAACTGCTTGGTCCTCGTGCCCTGCCACGGGTATAGAGCGGGGAAGGACTGGAGAACGGACGCCTCCTGCACCGTGATTCGCACCGTGTCGGGGCCGGAGAACTGCGACTCGCCCTTCGGTGAGCGGTCGCGGTGGCCCGGGGCCGCGATCCGGTTCGTCGCGCACACCGTGGTGGCCGGACGCTCCTGCACCCATTCGACACGCGCGGAGTTATTCCCGAACGCCATGGTGGGCGCCGGTTCATCCGTTGTCCGTATCGCCGCGTTCGGCTGATTTCCGTTCCGGAGTACCCACGACACGTCGTTACAACGGGCACCGAAGAACAGCGTCCCGGCCGGCTCGTCCAGGTTCCGGACGGCGGCGTTCTGCTGGGTCCCGTTGCGCAGCACCCACTGGCCGCCTGATTTGCTGGTCAGTGCGGGTGCGGGTGCGGGTGCGGGTGCGGTGTGCGGGTCTGCCGTCTGCCTGCTTCCGTCTGGCCGCTGGTCCCGGTTGGTGTGCAGGATCCACGACCGGGCCTTCTCCGTCAGCGCCCACGAGGGCGAGTCGACGGGGAAGTTGTTCCCCCCGGGTGTCTTTCGGTCGCCGCGCGTGTTCACGACGTCCCGGCCGTCCAGGCCAAGCGCGTGGGCCATCGTCACCCACGGCTCGCGCGGGTCCTCGAACAGCCCCTCGCCTCCGCCCGCGTGCTTGGCGTGCGTTGCGGTCGGCGGTCCGACCTTACGGACGGCGGACGCGATGAGGACCGCCCGTTCCCGGGTCTGGGGTACGCCGTAGTCGGCGGCGTTCAGCTTGCCCGTCCACACGTGCCAGCCGAAGCGGCGCAGCTCCAGCGCGTACACCTGCCACAGCGGCAGCACTGAGGGAACCTGCTCGAACGCCGCCCACTCCAACCGGGCCCCGGCCGACGTGTCGCCTGCGATCAGGGCGTGCAGGTATCGGGCGGGCTCCAGGACCAGCACGGTGAGGAACGTGTCCTGTCGCGCGGCTTGTTCCACCCGGGTCTCGGCCCACCGTTTGTCCTCGGCCCGCTTCTCGTTTTTCTCCTGCTGCTCGGCGAGCGCGATCGGATAGATCCGGTCCCGGAGTTCCTGGCGGCAGTCGTCGCCGCGCATCATCCGCTGGACGCCCTTCGCGAGGAGCTTCATGACCCGGTTGCCGAACCCGTCACCGGCGGCGGAGAACTTCGTGCACGGCGGGGACGCGATCAGCCCCCACACCCGGCCGATGACCGGGCCCAGCACGAAGCACGACACGTCCACACGGATCGTCAGGTGCCCGGCGGCAGACCGGGTCCGGCACGCGGCCTCATCCCATTCCAAGCCCACATCGTGCAGGCCCAGGGCTCGGCGTATGCCCTCCGACCATCCGCCCGGCCCGGCGAACAGGTCGAGGACGATCCCTTTCTGCGGCGGCTGCCACGCCGTGACGGCGGCCATCAGGCGGCGTTCCCTTCGCTCGTGCCGCCCGGGGCGGCCTTACGCTCGCCACCGATCCGGGCGATGAGGCCGCCCAGAGTGGTCTGCTCTCCGGTGTCCGGGGCGAACAGAGCCGCGCCGAGCAGGCCCCGCTGGGACAGCTCTCCCCGGTACAGGGCGAGCAACTGCTCGTACGTCACCTCCGGGTTCATGGCCAGGTTCACGTAGTCCTGCACGGTGGGCATCGGCGTGCCCTGACTCAGCCATGTGACGATCTTGTTTCCGGTCTCGGTGTTCGGGAGCTCGATGCGCTCACCCGACTCGAACAGTCCCGGGTACGAGCACTTCGACACGGTCATCGTGTGGTCCATGTCCAGGTCCCCGACGAAGTCGAACTCGTACTCCGCGTCGGCCCGCTGGTCCGGCTTCAGACCGATCTTCTTCGGCTCCGTCTGACCGTTCTTGTTCGTCACCAGCTCGTACGCGGTCTTCACCCTCAGCGTCATGATGACGTGCCCGGGGTAGGCCATGACCGCGTCCCACATCTCGTGCTCCACCGGCTTGATGGACTTCCAGCCGGACGTGAACGCGTTCTTCGACCGGGAGTCGTTCGTCGTGCGGTCGACCTGCTCCAGGACGCCGCCCCGGCCGGACCAGTAGTGCGTCCCCGAGTCGATGACCATGACGTCGATACCGCGCCGCGCCCCCACGGCCAGGGCGCGGACGAGGGTCTGCGGACGGAAGTCCGGCATCCGTAGATGCTTGAAAGGGAACAGGCCGGCGTAGTGGCTGGCCCGGCCGCGTTCGGTGTCGCAGACTCCAATGGTCGTGCCCATACCGGTGGCCATCGCCAGCGCGGTGTAGGTCTTTCCGGAATTGGCGGGCCCGGTGAGTGCGATGAAGGCGTTGGTCGCGGGGCGTGTCGCGTCCACGAAGTCCAGCCCCCCATCGGCCTGATTTTGGGTGTGCGAGGTCTGGCCCTCCGCGGTCGTGCTCGCGGGGGCCTCGGTGGCGTGCGCCATGAGGTCTCTTTCCCTATGGGGTTGTGCGGCGGGTGCGGGGCCGGCCGGTGTCGGCGTCCGGGGCGGTGCCCGCACCCGGCGTGCTACTGGAGCTGGAGGAGGTCCTCTTCGCCGTACTCGGAGAAGAGGTAGGCCATCGCGACGCGGGAGGCGCTGACCGGGTGGCCGAGTTCCTCCGACTTCGCGGCGGCGGCCTCTTCGACCTGCTCGCGGAGGGTGTTGTCGGGGCGGACGTTCAGGTTGGCCTTCTCCGGCGCGGAGCCGCGGGGGGCCCGGGCCAGGGGGGCGGGGACGAAGTCGCCGGCGAGGAACTTGCGGTAGCCCTCGTTGACGACGTCGGCGAGGGACTCGCCGCGGTCCCTGGCGGCCTGCTCGATGCGTTCCTTGGCTGCCTTGTCCATCCACAGGCCGAGGTTGCGGTTGCCGCTGCTGAACGTGGCCGGCTTCAGCAGCTCCCAGCCCCGCGGTTGCATGACGGCGCGGACGGCCTCGGCGAGGTCGGTGTCGCCGCGTTCGGCGAGCCGGTCGGCGGCGACGGTGAGGCGGGCGCGGATCACGTCGGGGGTCAGGCGGGGGCTGCGGGCCACGAGGGGTCCTCTCGGCGGGCGCCGGCCGCCGTCGGGACGTGCGGGCGGGCGCGTGGGGGCGTTGACCACGCCAGTGTCCTCCATCTCTTCGTACGGCTGCCATGGGGTATGGCGGATTGCCGTGCGGGACCGGTGTGATCCGGCCTCACAACCACCAAGTTACTCCATACTTCTTGCGTACGCAATGGAGTATGGCTATAGTGGTGGCAACACCACAGCACACAGCGGGGGACACCATGAAGCGCACCGCCACCCAGACCCGGACCCGGACCCTCGCCGACCTCTACCGCGCCATCGACCGCCACCACGCCGTCACCATCACCTACACCGACCGCGACGGCACCACGAAGGTCCGCACCATCGAGCCGTTCGAGATCAGCACCACCAAGGACGGCGGCATCCGCGTCCACGCCATGTGCCGCCTCGCCCACCTCGAGGACCCCACCGACGCCGAGCGCGCCTTCAACCTCGACCGGATCAGCGAATACACCGTCCACCGCATCGCGTTCGTCCTCACCCGCCCCGAGCCCACCGTCTACGAGCGCCCCGCGCCCGCCCCGGCCGACAACGCCGATGCCCTGTTCCTCTACGAGCTGGCCCGCGACCCCGACGACGCCGACTACCGCCCCCGCATCAAGCTCGCCCAGGCCGACGCCGGCCTGGCCGCCTGACCGAACGGAGCCCCCGATGCTCGGCATCATCGCCGTCGCGAGCGTTCTCGACATGCTCACCCCCGACGACGACGAGACCCCCGACGCCCTCTATGTGCGCGACGTCCTCGACCACAAGCGGACTTCCGCGCACTACGCCGAGCTCCTCGACGAGATCCGCCAGGACGGCATCGCCCTCCCCGTGATGATCCGCACCTACCGGGGCCAGCCCTGGCTCGTCGACGGGCACCACCGCATAGCCGCAGCCATCGACCTCGGCATCAGCCACGTCATCTGGTCCGACCTCCCCGTGGAGTTGGAGGACCGCCCGTACAACCCGATGATGCGAGGCTGGGGCCCCTACCGGCCCGCCGCCTGACCACCGGCACGACGAAGGCCACCACCCGCAACAGGGTTGGTGGCCTTTGCATACTGGTTGCGCACGCGCAGCGTAGCGAATCAACTCGTCACGTCGCTACCGGTCTTCACGATCTCGGAGAATTTACGTATGGCCAGCCGTCAGGAACCGCTTCTCGACCCGCCGCCCGGCCTGCGCCGGCGCCGCTGGTGCCGGGGACCGGGCTGCGGACGTGAACTGACCGACCAGGTCTCGCGGATGCGCGGCTACGGCCCCGAGTGCGACCCCGAGCCCCGCACCGGCCTCGGCCGCGAACACGTTGTCGATCAAGACCCCATCCCCGGCCTGTAGGAGGGACCACGCTCATGCAGGACACCAGTACCCGGCTGGCCAGCATCGGCCTCGGCGGGCACCGCCTGGCAGGAGATCGGGATGCCGCGCGGTGCATCGACTGCGGAGTCAGCCTCTGGCGGCGCGTGAGCGCGAGCCATCAGGCCGGTGCCCGGGAATGGCTGGAGTGGCACGCTCCCGATGGGCGCGGCTGGTCCTCGTTTCCTGAGGAGGACGGCTGGGTGAGCTATCCGGACGGTCAGGCGCCTTCCTGTCCTCCGCAGCCCGTTGAGGCCCGGTGCCCGTGGGACGAGGGTGCGCGCCGCTACGGCCACGTGTGGGGGGATGTCCAGCTCGACACCGCGATGCGGACCTGGTGCGAGCGTCATCAGACGGCGGTGTCGGACTGCCCGGAGCCGGGGCCGGTCTGCCAGGGCGCGGAGGGCAACTGCATGTGGGAGGGACGGTGCACCGGCCGAGAGGACACGTGCCGGTGCATGTGCCCGGTCTGCTGCGGCGACACCCCGGACATGTACGGCTTCGACGGCGACTACTGAGCCGGGCGGCGCTCTGTGTGCCAGGGGAACGTCTGGCGCGTGCGGCCGTAGGTTGTGTGTCACGCGCTCCGCCGGGCGTCTGGTGGGAGGGCGGGTCCCCCGTTCTCGCTCTCCCACCAGTACTTTTACGGAACCCCGGCCCACCACCCACCAAGAGCGGCATCGCGCGCAAGACCCCGCACTTCCCCACGCGCAGAACCCACGGCGCACCTTGGAGGAGGGGAGCCCGAGGTTCCGTAAACACTTGCCTGATGGGAAGATCCGGGCACCATAGGGGCATGGACCCCCGCGTACTGCTCGACGCCTGGCTCGAGGGCAGCACCCTGCGCCACACCACCCGCGACACCTACCGCCGCGAGGTCACCTCCTGGCTCACCTGGTGCGACACCGCCCGCGTCGACCCGTACGACATCGACCCCCACCACGTCGCCCGCTGGTCCGAACAGCGCTACCTCCGCGACGTCCTCGACGGCCGGCCCTTCGACGGACCCCACGCCCTCGCCTACCTCGCCCACCACCACCCCGACGTCGCCCGCTCCCACGACAAACGCATCACCGCCCTCACCCAGTTCTACGAGGCCGCCCGCGACCACGACGCCATCCGCTTCCCCCCCGACCTCACCCTCCTGCGCTCCGGAGTCGACCGCGACGCCGAACCCCCCAAACGCCTCACCGCAATGGAGCGGGCCGTGTTCCTCACCTGCATCGGCATGTGGGGCGCCGACCGCGCCCGCCACTACCGGCGCGACCGCCTCATCGCCTACCTCCTCCTCGAAGGCCTGCGCCCCGGCGAAGTCGTCCGCCTCGACATCCGCCACCTCTACCCCCTGCCCGACGGCAGCTACGAAGTCCGGGCCCCCGACTACGAGTTCGAGGCCGTCGGCGCCAAGCACACCCTCGAGCCGCTCACCGTGGCCGCCCTCAAGGCTTACCTGCCCAAGCGGCTACGGCCGGCCGACGGCGTCCACGCCGTCATCATCGGCCAGGGCGGCAACCCCGTCGTCTCCCGCTACCCCAACATGCTCATCCGGCAGATGGCCGCCACCCACCCCCTCCTCGCCGAACGCCATCCACCCGTCACCGCCGACGTCGTCGCCCACACCGGCTTCTGGGACACCCCCGAGAACCGCTGACCGAAGAAATCCGGGCGCGGACTGTCAGACCGCCCTGGCAGGATCACCGGCATGCTCATCACACCCCGCCCGGGCGCGGACCGGAAGAACATCCGCCAGGTACTCAGCGGCGTCCACACCGCGGCCACGAACCTGCAGAAGCCGTACGGCAGCGCCTTCCAGGGGCTGCTGGCGTATCTGGAGTGGGCCACGGAGTCCGCGCGGATGCTTCGCGCCCAGATCAGCGACCGGGACCTGAACCAGCTCGTGTTCACCGACCGCTACCGGGCGCTGCTCGGCAGCTGCGGCACCCTCGGCGGTTCCGATCAGCAGCGCCTCGTGAACGGCCTGGTGCAACTCGAGGTCGCCGAACGGATCGAGGCGCTCGCGGCCGCCCTGAACACGCTCGACACTCGGATCGGCCAGTGGAGCCAGCGGGAGGTGTTCGTCGTCGCCGATTCCAGCTTCTACATCCAGAACGAGGTGAAGCTGGCCGACGTCGACCTGCACGAGATCCTCGGCGTGGCGCGCCGGGAGTATGTGCGTCTGATGTTCCCGATCGTGGTGGTCGACGAGTTGGACGACCTCAAGGACGCCAGCAAGGCGCGGCCCCGCTGGCGTGCCGCCCACACCCTCGGTCGCCTCGACGAAGTCCTCGACGGCCACCAGCACGGGGTCCTGCACGAGGGAGAGCGCGACGTTCACAAGGGCGAGACGTACGGCAGGGTCAACGTGGAGATCGTCCTCGACCCGCCCGGCCACGTACGCCTGGACCGCCCCGACGTGGAGATCATCGACCGGACGGTCGCCATCCAGGGGCTGGCCGGCCGTGAGGTCCGGCTGCTGACGTGCGACACGAGCCAGCACACCCGGGGCCGGGCCGCTGGGCTGAAGGTGACCAAGGTGGCGACGAAGGACCCCGGCGAGGAGCCGGACTGGGAGACGCTGAACAAGCCGGGCAACGGGACGCGCGCGAAGCGGCGTGCCCGGCAGGCCGAAGCCGAGGCCCAGGAGGAGTCAGGCGACAGCTAGTCGTCGTCCTGCACCGCTGCGCGGCCGATCTGGGCGAGTGGGTTCATGTCGCCGGCGGCGTCGTCCTCGTCGACGTAGCCGATCAGGGCCTTGGACTTGTCGCTCCAGCCACCGTGGCGGCCGATGCGGACCATGTCGACGCCGGCCTTGCGGGCGGACTTCACGAAGCCGCGGCGGTTGGAGTGGGAGGTCCAGCGGCCGGGGAGTCCGGTGCGGCCGATGGAGCGGGCCACGATGTCGGAGGCGGCTTCGATGGTCATGCGGCCGTCGGGGTCGCCGATCGGTTTGCCTTTGCGGGTCATGGGCGGGGCGAGGTAGCCCCAGCGGTCCATGCGCAGGAAAAGGGCGCCCTGGGTGTGGCCGTTGTCGGCGAGCGCGGCCGCGAGTGCCCGTACGGCGCGCACTGTGCACAGGTCGGGCTCGGGGTCGAGGACGATGGTGACGTTCTGCCAGGTCTTTCGCTTCTTGCGGTAGACGCGGGCCTGGAGTCCGCCGTCCTCGAGTTCGGTGAAGCTGCCGGGCCAGTCCAGGGGGACGAGTTCGCTGCCGCGGGAGGCGAGGGCGTGCCCGAGGAGCATGAGGGCGGCGTCGCGTTTCCCGGCGAGGGTGGTGCGGTCCAGTTCGGCGAGGGCCAGGCGCAGGACGTCGCGGTCGGCGGGGCTGGCCTTGCGGGGCTGGGCGGCGGGGTCCTTGGCGTTGGAGAGGGCCTCGCGGTAGCCAGCCACGACCTTGCGGGCGCCCATGGTGTCGGGAGGCTGGTATCCAGCGGCGCGGTGGGCGGAGCGGATGGCGGCGATGATGGCGTCCATCGTGTTCGGCCCGTAGGGCTTGCCGGTCGCGGCGCGGGGGGTGCGCTTGAGGTGGGACACGTAGGCGGTGACGGTCTGGGGTGCGGCGGGCATGACCCGGCGGCCTACGGTGGCGCACCATTCGGCGAAGCGCCGCATGTGGCCTTCATAGGCGTCGGATGTGGCCTTGGGGATGCCGGCCTGGACGTCTTCCTGTGCCTCGGGGGGAAGCCAGGCGTCGGGGTCCTCCTCGTGCAGGGGGACGGCGGGCGTTCGGTCTTCGGGGATGGCCGGGAGTCGGTCGTCGACCAGCTCGGCGTCGACTACCTGTTCTTCGGGCAGGTCAGTCACTGGTGGGCGTTTGTGTGTCATCGGCGGGGATCAGTCCGGCACGGATAGCGGCCTTGAGGTAGTTGCGGGCATCAGGCAGCGCGCCCTCGCGCTCCTCGTCCGTCAGTTCTTCCCAGGTGGGGTTGTACACGCCCTCATGCGAGATCTGCTGGCGCCACTTGGCGAGAGCGAGCACGCGGGGGTCGTTCATCTCGATGTGCGGCAGCGGCATGGGCACAGGGCGTTCCCTTCGTCAGCAAGGAGGACGTTCGCATAAATCCTACGCGGAAGATCACTCCGTAGAAGGAACATTAACCGGAGCCAGAGGCGTCGTTGCCCTGCTTTCGTGCCGCCTTCGCCTCGTCGGGCAGCAGTCCGGCCTCGCGGAGCATGACAGCCTGGTGCCCGGGATGAGACTTCCCCAACTCGGACCAACCGCATAGGCAGCCGCCACGATGGCGTTGGTGGGCGATGAGGATCAGCTCAGCTTCCCGCAACTTCGTCGCAGCTTGGGGCAGAGAGTTCATACCGACAGTCTGACTTGGCTGTCTTCGTCCATTCCCCCGCTACCCAGGGAGGTAGGTCAGCCAGTCGGTCAGGATCGGGGTGTTCCGTACGGGTCCCAGCCGGGCTGGAAGTCGGGGTGGTCGTCCCACTCCCGGGCAACCCGAGCTAGGTAGTGGAACGGCATGGCCGGGTCTTCACCGCGCTCGAGTTCCGCCTGTGCGACTCCCTTGATGTAGACGGTGAGGTCCAGCAAGGCGCCCAACGCCTTCGCCTCCTCGGAGTCGTACCGTGCTGCGTCGCGCAGCGGCTTGACCCGGGCCTGGATGAAGTCGACGAGTGCGTCGATGTCCTCCTGCGTGTGGGGTGGCGAAGGTGTGTACGTGTTCTGGTCGGTCATGACGCCATCATGCCGAACCATCGCGGGCCCGAGCGCGTGACACCGAAACGGGTACGGCCCCCTCCGTCCAAAAGGGGGCCGCCGCATAGTCCGATCGTCCTCAACCCCACCGGGGCCTGAACCATCAGCCACAAGTGAGCTTATCGCGCCTCACAGCCCGTCAGATTCTTCGCCAGGAGCAATCCTCTGCTCGGGCCGTCCGGGAAGTTCGGCACCGGGTAGACCGGCGTACCACGCCCACAATGCGCGGGTGACTGCCGAACGGTCGCTGTTGGCGGCGCGTGCCGCTGCGTCGAACGTCTCTACCTCTTCGTCGGGGATGCCGCGTACGACTCGCTGTCGGTGCTTGTGCATGTTGGCCATGAACCCCATGGTGACAGGTGGCTTGCCACCCGTCAAAGGGTGTGTCATAGTGGAGGTGGCAAGCCACCCGTGAGCAGGGGAGACAGAAGTGAACGCCACGAAGACCTACCGGAAGTGCTGGAACTGCGACCAGCCCGCCACCCACACCCTGACCCGCGAGGGCTCCAACACCCTCCACGCCTGCGACAACTGCACCCGCATCGACCGCACCGAGGCCGAGTCGCGCGGATGGACCATCACCAAGCTGCCCGGCGACCACGGGCCAGTCGCTTTCCAGGACGTGCGCGAGGGCGATACCCTCAGCTTCTCCCGGCGGGACAACGGCTTCGGCGGGACCGGGGACATCCTGCGACTCACCGGCACCGCCACCAAGGTCACCGACAACACGGTCACCGTCGAGATCACGGGTCACAACCCGCTCGCCGAAGACGTCTTCGTAGGCGGCAAGTCCCGCAGGCTGGGCCGCACCGCCAGCCTGCGCCGGGCCAACTGGCACGAGCGCGACGTCCACCGGATCGCAAAGGCGACCCGCCGCCCGTTCAACGCCGCGAACGTGCAGTACGTCGACGAGGGCAACTTCGTCACCGCCGTGTGGTGCTCCGACCCGGCCATCGACCCGAAGACCGCCCTGGACAACATCCTCCGCTCCTACGCGGAAGAGGTGCCCTACGAGGTGGTTCAGATCGCCGAGGCCACGCGGCACTACAAGCGCGAGGGCGCCAACTTCTCCGGCTGGATCATCAGCCGAGGCAAGGACTACAGCACCGAGCCCATCGCCCAGAAGCGGAACGCCATCAAGGAACTGCGCGGCTGGGTCGAGAGCTACTTCACCCGCTGACCGACCTCGAACGTGACGGTGCCCCGGCTGAGGAAAGCAGCCGGGGCACACCGCTACACTCTACGCAGGCGCTCGCGCCGCAGGACTCCCACCTAAATAGCAGGGGCGTCCAGGGATGGGAGCCGGACTGACCCTACGGGGCAGCATCCGGCGAGGCTGCCGCACTACGGCCTGAACGCGGACCCTGCCGCCCCGCCCGCAGGAAACCGAAGCCCCGCCACCGTGCGGGGCTTCGGCGCGTCCGCTACTTCCCGCCGCGCGCCGCCTCCACCCCAGCCAGGCACACCACGCACAGCGGGCAGCCGCCGAACCCGTACCGGTGCGTGGGATGCCCGCAGCTGGCGCATGGCCCGACCTGTGCGGGCGGGCACACGGGGGCGGGTGGCTTCGGTCTATCGAGGGTCGTGGTCATGCCCGTCATCGTACGTACGCGCGGTCCGATGGGCCCGGCGGGCCGGGGTTCGTGCCAGGGCAACGGTGTGCCGGAATGTGCCCAGACTGAAGGGCATGCCCACCACAAAACGGCGCATCCGCCGCACACTGCTCCCCGCCATATCGGCCATCGCGGCCTCGACCGCGCTGATCGCCGCGACCACCGCCACCCCGGTCTACAAGGGCACAGGCTGGAAGGCCCTCACCAGCTACAACATCTACTCCCTGCACCCCGGCCCGTACACCGTGGTTTTCGCCGACAGCACCGCCCGCACCAAGCTCACTCCGTACATGAAGATCCCCGCCGGGAACGTCACCACCAACGTCGGTGTCACCGTGACCGTCTCCAGCCTCATCGACACCACCCCCGTCGAGCTGTGCCCGGCCAGGCACCGCATCGTTGTGCACTACCTGCACAGGCCCGCCGGCACCGCAGGCGTCAGCCGGGCTCTGCCCTGCCACGACACCACGGACGGCTCCGCCTGGGGCGGCCACATCCTCATGGACTCCGAGTACTGGACCGTCCCGAACTGGTTCTCCACCAACGCGACGACGAACGAGATCTACCGCAGGAACGGGGTCGCCCACGAGTTCGGACACATCCTGGGCCTGGAGCACCCGAACTACGACCGGGACCGGGACGGCACGGTCGAGGCATTCGAGTGCGTGAGGACCAGCGCGGGCTGGCGTCCTTCGCTGTGTGCCCCGAACGGCGGGTACCGGACGTGGGCGGGGGCGGGGAAGTACACGCCGGAGTTCGACCTGCCGGGGCTGCGGCAGATGCTCCGCAACTACTATCTCCGGTAGGCCGCGCCCGGGGGCCGTGCGGTCAGCTGGCGGCGGCCCACACGTTGTTCGCATCCGGTGTGTACCCGGACAGGGTGATGCTCGTCGGGAGGGACGTCTGCCCGGCGGCGCTTCGGCAGAACCGGTACGTGCCCGCCGTCAGGTTGGCGTTGCCGGGGGTGAAGCTGGCGCCGAGCGTGCTGCCGCAGGCGAACGTCGGGCTGGTGGTGCCGTTGAAGAGGAACGCCGCGTACAGCTTGCCCGCCGGGGCCGCGTATGAGCCGGTCAGTGTCATCGCCTTGTTGCCTGCGCTGTTCCACGTCGTCGACATGTCGGTCGTGATGCCGACCCGGTTGCCGACGGTGTCGTAGTAGCCGGCCAGGCACTGGCCGGAGGTGAGTCCGGACCCGGCCGCGCCGAGTACGGCGTGCACCTTGGTGAGGGTGGCGGGCACCCTGAGGAGCAGCTGCACCAGGTAGATGAATCCGGCGGAAAGGGTGGTGCCCGCCGCGGTGCACGAGGCCGGGTCCATCGACCAGGCGGCCAGGCCCTGGTCGGTGGGCGTCCACTCGGAGCCTGGTGCCGCAGGGGTAACCCACGTGCCGGGCTCCCCCGCGCCCGTGCACAGCCACCACGCGCCGGCCGAGTCCTGCACTGTGTCGCCCGCCGCCCACACGCCCGTCGTCGGCGGCCCGGAGGTCGCCCGTCGGCCTACGAGGCGGATGTTGGTCTGGCTGTTCTTCGCGCCGAGCGCCGCGACGCCGGTGGTGGGGTCGATGGTGTGGACGGCTGTTCCGTAGAGGCTGTCGACGTACTCTCGCTTGCCCGCGTGCTGCACGTTGAGGGCGTCGGCCGAGTAGCGGTCGTAGCTGCGCTGGGTGCCGTTGAATCCGGTGCCGGACCAGGCAGAGACGATCAGGTCGGCGCCGGTGGCTTCCAGGTCGAGGGCGCCTCCGCCGCGCCGGAATCGGTAGCCCTTCTCCACGTCTGCGACGGTGAGGTCGCCATTGGAGACGTTGGCGTTTCCTGCCACGTTCAGGCCGGACAGCCAGGCGGTTCCGTTCTCGATCGCGGAGACGCGGGTGAGGCAGTCCTGTACGAATCCGTCGAGGTCGGTGACGGCTCCGCCGAGGCTGGTGACCGCGCTGTTCGTGGTGCCGAGGGCGGTGGCGGTGGCGAACTTGTTGTCGGCCCAGGCCCGGTCGCCGTGCGGGTCGGTGGCGGCGCTGTGGGCGCTGACGGTGGTGGTCGCGGTTCCGGCGGGTTCGGCGCCGATGTCGGCCGGGGCAATGGGATCGGCGCCGGCTGTCGCGTGGGAGGCGGCGTGCGCGGTGGGGGTGCGCGGGTTCGTTGTGGTCGGGTCGGTGGAGCGCAGTGCGATGTCGTCGCCTGCCCCGGCGGCGCCGAGGTCGGGTTGGGGCCCGGCAGGGCCTTCCGGGCCGGCAGGGCCTTCCGGGCCGGTCGGTCCTTCCGGGCCGGTCGGTCCTTCCGGGCC